GCGCCTGATGTTTCTTGGCGTTGGAGCTGTTGCTGCCAGGCATCGTGATGAACCTGGCCCTGTCGCCCCCCTCAGCTTTCTTGCAAAACAAGCAAGAGCGCATGAGGTTGCGCATCGCCCACTCGTCATCCCAAACCACCTCCGCAGCCATCGCCGCGAAGTCTTCGTCTGAGAATGAGTGTGGCTTTTGATCGAGCTGGCAAGCCAGCTCACAGAAATGTTCGGCGAACAATTCGCAGTGTTTCTCTGTCATTTCAGCCCATGCCTGAGCCTTCTCCTCTGACAGAGGTTCCTGCGTGATGTCCGACTTGTCGACAAAGACGTCCAGCACGGTGTCATCCGGGAGATGCACCTTCTTGTCAACTTTGCAAAAGTGACGAGATATCGCGCTGGCGACTGTGTCGGGGTGCCTTGTGTCAATCGGCGGCCGCTGCCCTGTGATGTTCGGGCCGCATATGCCGGCTTGGGGCGCTTCGGGGTCTCGCTCGAAGAAACGATGGAGATTGTCGAGCTGTTCTGGCGACACGCTGACAATAGTCTCCTCGTACGGCGTACCCTCGAGTTCAGTAGCTGCGACGGCGGGCACTGCCCCTCCGCCGGTACCGAACCGCTCCCTCAGCAACTGGATGTTGCGATTGACAGTGTCCATGCACTCTTGAGCGCGGATGATGTCCGCTTCGTCCAAATCACTGGGCGTCAACTGGTTCTCAGACGCAGTGTCGCCGATTTCAATGAAATGGGTCGCGCGGGCCGTACCCAATTGAAGCTTGTCCAATACCAACCCACAGTAGCACAGACGCACAGCGTCTTCGTACAATTGGGCCGAGCGGTCGCTCCCGAAAGAGAACTTGTTGTGGACTCGCTTCGCGCTCTTTTGGAGGTCGACTTTGACCCTGCTCATGATCTGCCCAAAATAAAATGAGGGCGGCGCCTTGTAGGTGCCAAACAACTTGTCGACGGTTGACCGCGCGGTATAAACGTGCCGCGTGTCCAAGACAAGGTCGATCACAGCAAGATCTTGGCAGCCAGTAAGCCCCATGAGGCATCCAGAAAAAGGATTGGCTGCGCCGTCGTGTGCGAATGTAACGCGATAGGCTTGAAGCGTCGGCGACTCGATGACCGAGTCATGGACGCAAGGTAATGCCTCGTAGCGTTTGTAGTTGGACATGACTTGCCTCGACTCAGACAGAAATGGTGCTGCCTTTTCATCGTAAGTCATGACTCTTATCATTCGTTGCTCGTCAGTCAGGCCCTTCTGCCGCTTAGGGCAATTTAAACCGAGGACCTGGTAGCCCCTGCGCTCCACTTGAGGCAAGAGAAACGTGCGCCTAGACGCACGAACTCCTTCTTTCAACCCTTCTGAGACGGATCCGACGCACGCCCCGATACAACTCGTACGGAGCGAGGTCACCAGCTCGAGGCCGGCTCCACTCACTGGGTCGCGCAAGAATGCTTCCGCCATTCTTTCCCTCTCGTGAAATCACGCAGTCACTGACGATTGCTCCCGCCGGAGCTTTCGGTGCACACAAGTGCTGGCTTTTGCGCTGCAAGCGCACCGTATTTTGGAACAAGTCCACA